CAAGGTGCATGGTAGAGTTATGACACTAAAAGCAATTAGTGGAAGAATGGCACACAACTCTCCAAACATGGCTCAAGTTCCTGCTTCCTATTCTCCCTATGGTAAGGAATGTAGGTCAGTTTGGATACCTACCAATAGTAATTATGTATTACTAGGTTGTGATGCATCTAGTCTAGAACTTCGTTGCCTTGCTCATTACATGGGCGATTCCAAGTTTACAAAGGAAGTAGTTGAAGGTGACATACATACTGCCAATCAGAAGGCTGCAGGTCTGAAGACTAGAGACCAAGCAAAGACTTTTATCTATGCTTTAATATATGGAGCAGGTCCTGATAAGATAGGACAGATAGTTGGTGGTGGTAAGACTGAAGGTAAGAAGATTATTAATAAGTTCATGTCCAATATGCCTTCTCTTAAAACCTTGCGTGATAAGGTTGACAGAGTTGCAAAGAGAGGACAGATAAGAGCTATTGATGGTAGACTACTAAAGGTCAGACAGTTCCATGCTTCAATGAACCTACTCTTACAAGGAGCAGGTGCAATCATTTGTAAGGAATGGCTACGACAAATAACTTTCAAGGTGCAACAGGGATATGATTATAGACTTGTTGCATCTATCCATGACGAATACCAATTTGAAGTTCGCAGAGACCAAGCAGAAAGGTTTGGTGATATGACTCAACAAGCAATGAAACTTGTAGAGAAAGAACTGAGTGTTCAATGTCCTTTGGATAGTGAATATAAAATTGGAAAAAATTGGTATGAAACACATTAAGGTGTTGACATACTAATTATTATATAGTATAATTCGTTATATTTTAATAGCAACTAAGTTTGCACTAACAAAACTAAGGAGAAAAATAATGCCAGTATTAAATGGTAAAGCCTATTGGGCATCAATATCTAATCCAAACACTACATTTGAGCCTGTTTGGAGTATCGACTTAGCTGTTGATTCAGCTAATAAAAAGAAGGCAATCGAGTCAGGTCTTGCAGTTAAGAACAAGGATGACGAGAGAGGAGACTTCATTACCTTTAAGAGGAAGGTAACTTCCAAGAGTGGTAATGCAAATAATCCACCTTCTTTAAAAGACTCTGAAAAGAGAGATATAAAGGGAACATTAGTAGGCAATGGTTCTGATGTTAATGTTCTCTACAAGACGTATGAGTGGAACTATGCAGGTAAGAATGGTATTGGAGCAGACCTTCAGGCAGTCCAAGTCATTAAACTTGTAGAGTATTCAGAAGGTGAGGACTTTGACGTTGTACCTGATGGGTATAAGTCAGGTAATGACCTTGACTCTGATGAGATTCCTTTCTAAATTAAGCTTAATGCTGAAGTGGGTTGTGGTTGGTGGGATTTTTATAAAGGAATGTTATGACTAAAAAAATAGATACACTAGTTCAAGATATATATAGAACTATTGATGAAGGTTTGGACAAACGAACAACTGATAAAGAGTTTCTTCATACCTTTAGTAAGAGTATCATGGAGTCTGTTACTAAGTTTCTATTTGAAAAGAGAGATGATGTTAATACATTACGACTCTCTCAAATAGGAAGACCTGACAGACAACTATGGTATGATATTAAATCAGATATAGAACCTAAAAAGATTGACGCAAAAACTAAGATAAAGTTTTTATATGGAGAAATCCTTGAGTCTCTTCTTATTCTTTTGGCAGAAGCTTCAGGACATGAGGTATCTGAAATGCAGAAGATGGAAGAAATAGATGGAGTCAAAGGTCATAAGGATTGTAGAATAGATGGCACTCTAGTTGATATAAAGAGTGCATCATCCTATAGCTTCAAAAAGTTTAAGGATGGTTCTCTAGCTACTAATGACCCTTTTGGTTATATGTCACAGATAAGTGCATATGCAGAGAGTGCAGGTGATAACTCTGCAGGTTTCTTTGCAGTAGATAAATCTACAGGGGAACTTACGTATATGCCTGTCGAAAGTATACATATGATAAATGCTTCAGATAGAGTGAAACATTTAAAAGATGTAGTCAAGTCTTCTTCTCCACCACCTAAGTGTTATCCTGATGAGCCTGATGGTAAGTCAGGTAATATGAAACTTGCAATAGGTTGTGTGTTCTGTGGATACAAGGAACATTGTTGGTCTGATGCTAATCAAGGCAAAGGACTAAGGAAGTTTAAATATTCTACAGGTATACGTTACCTTACACAGGTTCATAAAACACCTGATGTAGAAGAAGTTACAAATGCCTTCGCATAAATTTCGTTCCAATTCAGAGTATAATACTTATTGCTTTCTGAAGGAAAATAAGGTATCATTCAAATATGAAAAGCTAACTATAAAGTATGAGTGGTTAGAGTCCAAAAAGTATGTACCTGATTTTGTTTTAGACAATGGGATTATCCTTGAAGTAAAAGGAAGATTCGTATTAGAGGACAGAAAGAAACATCTGTTTGTAAGAAAGCAGTGTCCTCATTACGACATTCGTTTTGTATTTGATAATCCTAACAGGAAGCTATACAAAAATGGAAGGATGACTTATGCAACATGGTGTGAGAAACATGGGTTTAAATATTGTAAAGCTAGTAGTGGGATACCAAAAAGTTGGATAACAAAGTAAAAACAAATGTAAATTTTGTTGTTGAGGAAGAAATCTTTAAAGAGAGAAGCACTCCTGAACAGACAATGTATATGTGTGTAATACTACAGGCTTTACTAGATGCAACTAAACCTACATACAAAGATGAACCTGAAACATCTATACTTGAAAGAGACAGGGCAAAGGCTTGGTTCTTTGCTTCTGTAGGTGTTACATCAGAAGACTTTAAGATGGTGTGTGACTATGCTAATATAGATTATAATTATATGAGAGAGTTCGCATTTAAAGTTTTAAAATCAGGAGAGATACAATATACAAGAAAACGAATCAACGCAGTGTTAGGACATTAAAATGAAAAGCAACTTACTACCAACAGACTACCAAAACTTTATTGCTCTATCTAGATATGCAAGATGGAAGGAAGACGAACAAAGAAGAGAAACTTGGACAGAGACTGTTTCAAGATACTTTGACTATATGCAGGGATTACATAGTAAAACTTTAACAGATTCTATTAGAAACAAACTAGAAGAAAAGATACTAGGTCTAGAAGTTATGCCTTCTATGAGAGCATTAATGACTGCAGGACCTGCTCTTCAGAATTGTAATGTAACTAGCTACAACTGTAGTTACATACCTGTAGACTCGCCTAGAGCCTTTGACGAGTGTATGTATATTCTTATGTGTGGCACAGGTGTAGGCTTCTCAGTTGAAAGAAGTAACGTAGATAAACTTCCTATTGTTAATGAACACTTTGAAGATAGCTCTACAATTATAAAGGTTGCTGACTCTAGACCCGGTTGGGCAAGAGCATTAAGAGAATTAATATCTTTATTATATGTAGGTCAGATACCTACAATAGATGTATCTGAAGTAAGACCTGCAGGAGCTAAGTTAAATACTATGGGTGGTAGAGCATCAGGACCTGAACCTTTCCTTAATCTATGTAAGTTTACTATAGATAAGTTTAAAGATGCAAAAGGCAGAAGACTTTATCCTATTGAGTGTCACGATATAATGTGTAAGATTGGACAGGCAGTAGTTGTAGGTGGTGTAAGACGTTCTGCCCTCATCTCTCTATCTAACTTAAATGATGACCAAATAAGACATTGTAAATCAGGAGAGTGGTGGGATATACCTGAAGAAAATATAATAAGAAATGGTCAAAGAGGTCAAGCTAATAACTCTGTTGCCTACAGAGATAAACCTGATATAGGAACATTTATGAAAGAATGGTTGTCTCTATATGAATCTAATTCAGGTGAGAGAGGTATCTTTAATAGACAGGCAGCAAAAAATAAAGCTAAAGAAAATCGTAGACGAGATGCTAAACATGAGTTTGGTTGTAATCCTTGTAGTGAAATCATTCTTAGACCTTATCAGTTTTGTAATTTAACTGAGGTTGTATGTAGAGTTAGTGATACATTAGATACTTTAAAAGAAAAAATAGAGGTTGCCACTATATTAGGTACATTTCAATCAACACTTACTAACTTTAAATACCTACGTAAAATATGGAAGCAGAATACAGAAGAGGAAAGACTGTTAGGAGTTTCTCTTACAGGTATACTTGACTGTCCTATTCTTTCACCTGACAATGGTGCATTAGAAGGAATTTTAGAAGAGCTTAGAGAAGTTGCAGTACAAACAAATAAAAAATATGCTAAGATACTAGGTATACCTCAGTCAACTGCTATTACTTGTGTCAAGCCTAGTGGTACTGTCAGTCAGCTAGTTGACAGTGCATCAGGTATTCATGCAAGACATAGTGAATACTACATAAGAACTGTTAGAGCAGGTAACACAGACCCACTCACACAGTTTATGAAAGATGTGGGTATTCCTTCAGAACCTTCTGTAGGTATTGAACACGCAACCACAACTGTTTTTAGCTTTCCTACCAAGTCTCCTGAAGGTGCTATCACTAGAACAGAGATGTCTGCTATAGAACAGTTAGAGTATTGGTTAATCTTTCAGAGACATTGGTGTGAACACAAACCTTCTGTTACTATTTCTGTTAAGAAGGATGAGTGGATGGAAGTAGGTGCATGGGTTTACAAAAACTTTGATGAGGTATCAGGTATTTCCTTCCTTCCTTTTTATGACCATGTTTATAAACAAGCACCCTATCAAGATGTAGAAAAAGAAGAATACTTAGAGTTAAAAAGTATAATGCCTAAGTCTATTGACTGGTCTAAGTTATCAGAGTATGAAAAAGAAGATACAACTACAGGTAGCAAAGAGTTTGCCTGTGTAGCAGGTTCATGTGAAATTGTGGATATAACATGATAGGAAGTGAATTTGGAGACTTTCCAAACTGGTGGCAATGGTGGTTGCTTGGTGCAATCACTGTTAACACTATCTTTAATTCAATAGTATTTTTTAGAGGAAGAAAGGTATTTAAAAAGAATAATGGCAACACTAATATGTAATCTACCATCAAACAAAGTATGGGTTAGAAAAGAATATCTAAGAGACTTCAAGGATGGACATGGAGAATTTGTAGAAGGTAATTGGGTGACTGCTAAGTCTATTCCGGGCAGAGCTTTCTACTTTGAAACATATCTTCCTAAGTATGGAGCATTGTTTGACAAGCTACCTATCTCTGCCTTCTTATCTAAACCTAAGTTACCTGACCCGGATATGCCACTTGATAATTTACAGTTTTGGAATTGTATGGATTATGGAATTGTTAATATACATAAACAGTTTATTTCCACAATGGACTACGAAATTTTAACACATGATTTTGGAACTGTCAAGGGATTTTATATTGCAACTCTTGATAACTATCATCCATTTGCAGATGAAGTAGACTATAGCACAAGTGAAGTACCAGAAGAACATAAGTCTTTTAACTTAATTGAACTAGTCAATGGACAGTTTGCACTCTATCCTAATAATAGAATGAGAGTCTATGATAATTCACTTACACCTGAAGAACCATTAAAGCCTGACTTTAAAGTTAGCACAGAGTATTACCAAGTAGAGAATGAAAAGAATAAAAGACTTGGAGATACTGATGAGTACTTTTATTAAAAAGTTCTTGACATAATTAATAATATATATTATAATTCGTAAAGAAAGGAGTACATCAATGACAGATGATAAGATTAAAAAGCTTGAAGAAGAAATCAATGCAAAGAAAAAAGAAGTAGAAGAGTTAAAGTATGGTGACCTAAAGGCAGCATGGAAAGACTTTGAAGCAGCTTCTGAGATTGCAACTCAAAAGTATAAGAAGTATAAAGAGATTGCAAAAGAAAAGTATGGGGTTACTGCAGTAGTTCCAAATCATTTAAATATTATTGACCAATTTTTTAAATGGTAAGTATGTTCCTAACTAGAAGACCTGTTATCTATGTAGGATATGACCCTAAAGAACATATTGCTTTTGAGATTTTAAAACAATCTATAAATCAATATACACATAAGTATGATGTAATACCTTTAGAGCAGTCATCCCTACGTAGGTCAGGTCTCTATAAAAGAACTTATTATTTAGATGAAGAAGGTCAGATGAGAGACTTTTCTGATAGAAGACCTTTTAGTAGTGAGTTTACATTTACAAGATTCTTAATACCTTTTATTAATCTTCATAAAGGATTGGCACTCTTCATGGATTCTGATATGTTTGTTAGGGCAGACATTACAGAAATCTTTGAAGAGTATGGACAGTTTGATGAGTATGCAGTATCAGTTGTCAAGCATGAGTATGTTCCTAAAGAAGTTTTTAAAATGGATAGCCAATTACAGACTAATTATAGTAGAAAGAATTGGTCTAGTTTTGTTTTATGGAACTGTGAACATCCTGCTAATGAAAGACTTACCATTGAAGATGTTAATACTAAATCAGGAAGATGGCTACATAACTTTAATTGGTTAGAAGATAATGAGATAGGTGCTATACATCCTAAGTGGAACTTCCTAGATGGATGGACTGATGTAAAAATAAATCCATGTAACGTACACTTTACTACAGGAGGACCTTGGTTTAAAGATTGGAAACCTAAGAGACCTGTTGATTCTCATTATGCAGGTGAGTGGAT